ATCGTAAAGGAATATTTGGAGCATCCTGAGTGGGGAAGCCTTCCAAGTTTAACACTTGCACGTTTGATTTATAAAGATAACGTGGAGGTGTTTAAAGATGTGGATGATGTACGTGGAAAGATACGTTACTATCGCGGTCAACGAGGCAAAGCACAACGCCACAGGGCAACGCATAAGGCAGAGCCAGCAGAACACGCTAAAGCGTTAGGAGTTGCTAACCCGTTCGGACTGCCCGAATCTGACGAAGAGGATTGGGAGCCGTTCGTTCTACCTGAGGGCAACAACCGAATACTTCTTTTGTCGGATATTCACGTACCTTACCATAACATCCAAGCACTCACGAAAGCAATTGAGTACGGCAAAGAGAAGAAGGTCAATGCTGTGGTTTTGAATGGCGACACGTTGGACTGTTACGCTCTTTCACGATACGAAAAAGACCCACGAAAACGAGGATTCGCGGCTGAGTTGGAGGCTTGTCGGCAACTGCTTGGTATTTTGAAACGTGAACTTGACTGCCCTATCTACTTCAAGCTTGGCAACCACGAGGAACGCTACGAGGCATACCTTCGAACAAAAGCACCTGAGTTACTTGGAACATCAGAGTTTACCTTAGACACCCTGCTGAAGTTCGGGGAATACGGGGTTACATTGATACAGGATAAGCGAATCATTAAAGCTGGCAAGCTGAACATCCTTCACGGACACGAGTTCGGGCGGTCGGTGTTTTCTCCAGTTAACCCAGCGAGAGGTTACTACATGAGAGCCAAAGCGTCCGTTATCTGCGGACACAACCACCAAACCTCAGAACACACCGAGAACAACTTAGAGGGCAAGATAGTAACCACATGGTCGACTGGGTGTTTATGCGAAATGAACCCGATGTATATGCCCATAAATAAGTGGAATCACGGCTTCGCTTTCGTTCAAATCTCAGATGGTGGAGACTTCGAAGTGGACAACCTCCGCATAATCAACGGGAAAATAAGATGATAGTCTTTATTTTAACGTCTATTTTGTTCCTTGTTCTGCTGGTGGTCGGGTTGTTGGTCTACCTATTGTACGCGGTACGGGCAATCATCGACACTCAGGATGTAATCTTCGATGCGGCAGCCAACGCGGAGGAGATTTACAACGAGATTCAGATGAATCAAGAGGCTATAATGAATGCCCATTTTCGGCAGAATTGAGTTCAAACGAAAAATATTTTCACTTTTTTCGGTCTAAGTGTTGTGATTATTCAAAACAATAATTTTATATTTGGTGCATCATTAACGGGGTAACCCACTAAAAACAGAACAAAATGAACACAGTACTAAACATGATTTCAGAGTTAGAAGATAAGATTCTAAACATGACTGCAACTATGGAAGAAGAGGTTTTGTATCACAAACTTATAGCGGCAGTTGAGCAATACAATCAAAAACAAAACGCATAAAACAACAGAACCATGAACCACTTACAATTCGAACTAACCATGTCAAACGAGCAGATACCAGCTTTCATTCGGTTGGTTGCCCGCAAGGCACTCACTGACCTACGTAATGGCGGAGGAACTACTCATGTTGAGCCGTTCATCTTTTGGCAACTGATAAAACACTCAGGAGCGAAAGCAGTCAAGTCAGGACTTTACACCTTCGTCCGAGTGGTTAACGATAAGAATTTTGTTGACATTCAAACTTTAAATTCGTAAATTCAAACCTTTAATAATCATCAAAAACAGAACGATGACAGAAACACAGAAAGAGAGGTTACAAAACCTCGCAAAAGAGAACGGTCTGACAAAAGACCACTTCTTCAAAAGCCCACAAGGGTTCGTAATAATCACCCGACAAGGAATTGAGCGAATCCAAGCGCACAAGGGAATCCGAGTACGTTATGAGATGGTGCACCTGACAGACGACTGCAAGTTTGTAGTTATCAAAGCAATTGGAGAAATGTCCAACGGCAACGGTCTACCCGTTCAGATGGAAACCTTCGGGGAATCGGCACCAGCTAACACGCGCCAAACCTACCCAGTAGCGATGGCGGAGAAACGCGCACTATCAAGAGTAGTGTTAAAACTCTCAGGGCTTTACGAGGTAGGCGTTTTCGGTGAGGATGAATCTGATGACTTTAAAAGAGCGTAACGATGGAAGATATATTCGAGGCAATTAGCGACACTCAGCAACGCTCAGAGGAATGGCACGCACAAAGACTTGGGAAGTTCACGGCTTCCCGATTTGGCGACCTAATGACCAACGGAAGAAAGAAGGACGAGGTGCTTGGACAGACCGCCATCAGTTACATCTACGAGAAGGCTGCGGAACTCCTGACCGGGCAACGCACCGAAATCTTCGGCAAGGCGTTAGATTGGGGCAACGAATACGAACCAATCTGCAAGGCTTACTACTCAGAACTCAGAGGCGTAACCGTTGAAGAGATAGGCTTCACGCTTATCAATGACTACTCAGGGGCAAGCCCTGACGGTATGGTAGATGGCGAACTGATAGAAATCAAATGCCCGTACAACACCGCTAACCATCTCAAGACCGCTTTCGAAGGTTACATTGACCCGAAGTATATGTGGCAGATGCAAGGGCAGATGCTGGCGACTGGCGCATTAGCTTGTCGGTTCATTTCATTCGACCCACGTATCCATGACGAACGCTTCAAACTCATCGAAATCCGGGTAGAGCAAGACCTTGAGATGCAGGAACAACTCCGCGAACGATTGGCGTTTGCAAATGATTATCTTCGTAAACTTTTAAACTCTAAATAATGGAAAACAAAGTAGTATTCGTGGACGGCTTGAACGTCTACACACCGAGTTCAAACGCTCCTGACTGGGTCAAGGCGGACATGGTCATCAACCCGACCAAGCTAATCAAGTGGCTACAGGATAATGACCAGTACCTAAAGGAAGGCAAGCACGGTCTTGAGGTTCGACTTCAGGTCAAGCAGTCAGCGCAAGGCAAGTTATACGCAAGCGTTGACACTTACGAGCCGAAGTTGAAAGCGGAGGTAACTTCAAAAGCCGTAACCGTAGACGATGGCGACCTCCCGTTCTAAGGTAGTCAAAGATTTAGATGCCGCCTTCAGCCGTTACATTCGGTTGAGGGCGGTTAATCTTGACGGATATTGCGAGTGCTACACTTGCGGAAGGTCATACGAATGGAAGAAGATGCAATGCGGACACTTTATGAGCAGAGCAAGGTACGCCACGAGATGGCACGAGGATAACTGCCGACCACAATGCTACGGATGTAATGTAATGCAGCAAGGTCGCCAATACGACTTCGGGCTGAACTTAGACCGAGAACGCGAAGGGTTAGCTGAAGATATGCACCAACTCAGTTTAACAACGGTAAAGTTCGCAACGTGGGAACTTGAGGAGATGCTCCAAGAGTACCGGGACAAGGTCAAATCCTTAGAACCCTGAACTTCCTCAACATACTGAGTGTGTTTTTTTTGCATAAATGTTTTGGATATTCAAAAGTAATTAAGATATTGCACCATCAAAACGGGGGTCGCGCATCCGTAACGCGAGAAAAAAAAAGAACAATGAAAAAAGTAGATTTTTTAAAAACTCCAAAATTGGGAGACATCATCAAGGTGTACGAAAGTAGTGGTTATTATTTCGGTGTATGTAAAGGCACTACATACGTTGATAGACTCATAACAAGAAGGCAAGTCGCAATTGTTGAGCGAGTGATGGACACGTACAGCTTAACCGAGTGCAATTTCTGCCTTGAATCTGATAAAGTAGTCGAACTATGATTGTCAAATTAACCACCGAGAAGAGCGTCTTTGTTGAGTTAGACGGGCGCACGTACTACATTGACCACTCACTTGATGAGCCTATCATTGAGTACTGGACAGAAGAACAAGAACCAATAACCTTAATTGAAGATGATTCCAATACCCAAGATTAACGAAGTGATAGCGGAGGCTAACTCAAAGAAGATAACCGCTTACAGAATAGCCAAAGACACGGGGCTGTCAACACAAACCGTATATGCTTACTTCGCTGGCGAGAAGGTCAGCGTAAGAACTCAAGAAACAATAATCAACTACATAAACAAGCAATGAAAAAACAATTAACACCTGAAGAATTTGAGACGTTGAACAATTACAAAGTCTTCCAAAAAAACGTATTAATAGCATTTAACGAGATTTGCTACGCGGCAGAAAACAATAATCCTGATACCCTTAATATACATTCGGGCATATCAGAAGTAATAATAGGTGGAGTAACGTATGAAATTCAACTATCACTCATATCAAATCAAAAGTCTTATGTCGGTGAAAGTGGAGTTATGTTTTCAGAAGTAGTAAAAATCCACGACTAAATAGAAGGTAATGAACTACTACAACACGAACAACGAAATCGGGACAGAGTTAAAGAAGTCCCAAGAGAAAGCCAAAAGTCAGGACGAACTTATCTTGATCTACTTCAGAAACCACGACCAGCTCGGGGTAACGCCTGAGCGAGTTCTAAGGCACTTTAGAATCATGGAGCCGTTATCTTCCGACAAGTGGGCAAACACTCCTATTACTTCCATAAGAAGGTCGTTTTCGAACCTCCACAAGAAGGGATTAATTGAGAAGGCTGGGTATAAGATAGAAGGAGATTTTGGCAAACAGATAAACGTTTGGAGATGCAAGTAATACGACTATCACAGAGTTTAAAGGAGCAACTCGTTAACATCATCGACCTACATCAAGGCTATTTCGGTGAGGATTGCCAAACGCTATTGGCGGCAATTCAAGGAGTTTACTGCGAGAAACACATCGACAAGAGCTGCAAGGACATCATTAACCGGGTAGAGCAAGCTACAGGAATCGGGTATTCAGCTATGAAGGCAAGGACACGGATGAGGAATGTAACCATCGCTAGGCAGTATGCTATCTACAGAGTGCATCGGGAGTTATACGGAAGCGGGTACTCTTTATCGGACATTGGCAAGATGTTCTTTCGCGACCACTCAACGGTGCTTTATTCAATAAAAACCATGAGGCACGCTCTGCAAGTTCAAGATAAGTTAGTCAAATCAATTCACACGAAATATGGAGAACTGGAAGCTGAGAGTGCTTGATTTAATAATGTTAATGTTTGGCTATGAAAGAGATGAAGAAGTTTAAAGTGTTGAATCTGTACGCTTGCTTGGGTGGCAATCGTTACAAGTGGGACGAAGTGGCAGAAGAGGCTGGTATTGATATGCAAGTAACGGCTGTTGAATTAGACCCTGAGTTGGCTAAGTTATATCAAGAGAGGTTTCCTAATGATACGGTAGTTGTTGCTGATGCACATCAATACCTACTTGACCACTACAAGGAATTTGATTTTATTTGGAGTTCACCACCTTGCCCAACACACAGCAGGATTCAAACTTCATTAAAATTAAGAGATACATTTAAACCTTGTTATCCTGATATGAAATTATATGAGGAGGTTATTTTTTTAGAACAATTTTTTAATGGTAAATACTGTGTTGAAAATGTAATCCCCTATTATAAGTTGTTAATACCCGGACATAAAAGGGATAGACACATTTATTGGACTAATTTTAATTTACCCAGTATTTTATCGAGTAGAAACGAAAGCATAGGAGGTTTAAATGAACATAAAAGGCTTGAGCAATTCCATAATTACAAATGTAAAGCAAATATTGCAGGTTATAGGGATGTTTTACGGAATCTTGTTGATTACGAAGCTGGGAGAACCATATTTGAAACGGCTCTCGGAATTATCCGCAAGAAAGACGTTACGCAAACTGAACTATTTTGATTTCCAAGTGGCACAAATTGTTAATTTTGCTACTTACTAATGAACGCCTGACAAGCGTTTATCTGAAACTCGAAGAAATGAAGAAACTACTTTACGGGGTTAAAACAAACGGACGGCTACTTCGAGGGCTGAACGGGAGGGGCGCAGTCAACGCCAACCCCTTTCTTTTATTATGAACGGTTAC